AAAAGGTACAGCAGCTAAACCAATTCCAAATGTTACAGACACAGAATCTTTTATGGAAGGTGGTTTCGCTAGAGGACAAAAAGCAATTCAAGTGAAGAAGGTTCCTTTTAGAGGCGTATTCTAAGTGGGTACGTTAAATAAAATTTCTAGAACACTTGGTGACAGGGTTGTAGGATCTGCAATTGATCTTACAAATTTAGTTGATAAAGATTTATTAGATAAGTCAAAAGGTGAATACGCAAATATTGCTGCTGGTGTAGATGTTGAAAAACAAAAGCCAGTCATAGGAGCAAATGTTAAGAAGGGTCAAACAGAATACGGTATTGCAGGATCAAGCTCCACGGACCTCGGACTTGGCGCAAGATATACTTCAGAAGATAAATCAACAACCGCTGGTGTTGGTGTATCAAAAAATCCACAAGGAAAAGAAATTAGATTTGGTATTACTAAAAGATTTAAATCAGGTGGATCAGTAGAAGTAGGTAAAGGTAAAGATTACATTAAGGATTTAATATAATGGCTAGTAGATACACACAGTTATTACAATTATTAGAAGAAGCCAAAGTCAAAGGCGATGTAGATAAGGTAGATATATTAGAGCAAGAGCTTTATACCATGAAGAATAAGAAACAAGAAGGTGGAGAAATCAAGGTAAAAAGCGGTGGATACATTGGCGATTTACTGTAAAGTATAGTCCTAATTATCATTGCATGTTAAAATAAACTTGTTATAACAACAAGGAGAAACAACCATGGCAAGAAAAAAATTAAACGATTTAGCTAAAATAGGTTTAGGTCTCGCTGCAGCATACGGCGCGTCTAAAGTATTAGGTAAATCTGCAGAAGAAAAAGGACTTGAAATCGCAAGAGGCGAAACTAGAGATTTTACTTCTGATGAATCAATTGCTCCAAGAAAAGCAATGATGACAGACGCACAAAGATCAGCAAATCAAGCAATGCAAGAAGATGCTTCAAGAGCAGAGTTTGCATCTAAAGCAGCATCAACAGCATTAAATCCTAAAACAGGAATGTATGGAGAACCAGGTTCTTTAGAAGGATTCAGAGCATCTGAAGCAGCAAGACTAGAACGTATTGGTACACCATTTCAAATGAACGCAGAAAGTCCTAGAGCAAAACTAAGAGCAAGACTATCGGGAATGCAAGGTGCTAAAACAGGTAAAATGATGAAAGCATCTAAAGGCGGATCAGTAGTTGCAAGAGGAAACAAATTAGCAAGAAGTAAACCCACTAAACTTTTTTAATGGCTGAAGTAGATAAGATTAATGAAGAGCTTCCAATGGAAGACAACTCTATTCCTGAAGAAGGTTTAGATGTTGTTCTTCCTGAAGAAGACGAAGTTCTAGAAGAAACCGTAGAAGAAAACTTTTATGGTAATCTTGCTGAGACTATGGACGAAAGAGCACTAAGTCGTCTAGCATTAGATCTTATTGCAGATTATAAAAAAGATAGAGTATCAAGATTAGATTGGGAACAAACTTATGTTCAAGGTTTAGATCTATTAGGATTTAAATACCAAGACATGACTAGACCCTTTCAAGGAGCGACAGGAGTTACGCATCCATTACTTGCAGAATCAGTTACACAATTTCAAGCACAAGCTTATAAAGAATTATTACCAGCAGAAGGTCCAGTAAGAACTGAAGTAGTTGGATTAGAGACACCAGATATTTTAAGACAATCAGAAAGAGTTAAAGATTTCATGAACTATATGTTGATGGAAGAAATGGAAGAGTACACTCCAGACTTTGACCAATTATTGTTTTACTTACCATTATCAGGATCTGCATTTAAAAAAATTTATTATGATGAAATATTAAAAAGAGCAGTATCTAAATTTATACCTGCTGATGATTTAGTAGTTCCATATTATGCAACAGATCTTAAAGACTCTGAGCGTATTACTCACGTTGTTAAGATGAATGAGAACGATGTTATTAAACATCAAAAAGCTGGATTCTATTTAGATGTAGAACTAATTCCAAAACAACCAGAACAAACAGCTATACAACAAAAGTTATCAGAGATTGAAGGTGTTAAACCAAGTGGAGATACGACATATCAATATAACATTTTAGAAATGCATGTTGATTTAGATTTAAGTGAGTATGAACAAACAGATAAATCAGATGAGCGTAATGTTAAGATACCATATATTGTAACTATTGATGAAGGTTCACAACAAGTTTTATCTGTATATAGAAACTATGCACCAGATGATCCATTAAAAACAAGAAAAGAATACTTTGTACACTTTAAATTTTTACCAGGTTTAGGATTTTATGGCTTTGGATTAATTCACATGATTGGTGGATTATCTAGAACTGCTACTTCTAGCTTAAGACAGTTATTAGATGCAGGTACACTTGCTAATTTACCAGCAGGATTCAAGAGCCGTGGAATTAGAATCAGGGATGATGACCAACCATTCCAGCCAGGTGAGTTCAGAGACGTAGATGCACCAGGCGGAAACATAAAAGATCAGTTCCAAATACTACCATTTAAAGAACCATCACAAACTTTATTCCAATTATTAGGATTCGTGGTTCAAGCAGGTCAAAGATTTGCTTCAATTGCAGATATGCAAGTAGGAGATGGTAACCAACAAGCAGCAGTAGGCACGACTATTGCACTCTTGGAACGTGGATCACGTGTAATGTCAGCTATTCATAAGCGATGTTACTACGCAATGAAACAAGAATTTAGAATTTTAGCAAATGTTTTTGCAGATTACTTACCACCAGAATATCCATACGCAGTTTATGGTGCAGATAGAAACATTAAAGCTGTAGATTTTGATGGAAGAGTAGATGTAATTCCAGTTGCAGACCCAAGTATCTATTCAATGGCACAAAGAGTTACACTTGCAAATGAGAATTTAAAGATTGCAATGTCAAATCCTCAAATGCACAACTTAAGAGAAGCATACAGAAGAGTTTACGAAGCATTAGGAACTAGACAAATTGATGATTTATTGATTCCAGAGAAGGAACCAATGCCAGAAGATCCAGCAACAGAGAATTCTAAGGCACTTAGAATGGAATTATTAAAAGTATTTCCAGAACAAGATCATGTTTCACACATTAGTGCTCATGCTATGTTCATGCAAAGCAGAATGGTACAAACAAATCCTATGGTATACGCATTACTTCAAGGACATATTTCAGATCACATTGCTTATCAAGCACATGGAGAGGTTGGAGCAGCTATGATGGAGAACCCACAGAACGCAGTTCTACAACAGCAAGATCCAAATGGTTACCAAGTACAGTTTAATTCACTAGTTGCTAGAAGAGTTGTAGAATTAACTCAACAATTAGTACAAGCAGAGGGTGGAGAACAACAAGATCCACTAGTAATGTTGAAACAAAGAGAATTAGATCTTAAAGCTTTAGACATTCAGAGACGTGCTAGAGAATCTCAACAAGATATGGAGAGAAAATCTTTTGAATTTGAAGATAGGCTTGATGTTGAGAAGATGAAATTAGAAAATCAAGAACAACAAGCAGCACAAAGAATCAAAGTTGCTAATGAAAAACTTGCAATTGCTAGAGAAAAGAACCAACAGATGTTTGTTCCTAAAAAATAACCATGAAAATTGGTATTCCTAAAATAAAAAGTCCAAAAATAAGTAAAATTAAAAAACCATCAATACAAAAGATTAAAAAGATCACAATGCCTGGTGTAAGATTTGGGCCGCCCCCAAAAAAAGGACCTAATCCACAGGGTATGAAAGAAGGTGGTTGCATTTATAGAAGAAATGGTGCAAAGTCAGATATACAAGGCATAAAGGATATTCAAAAAAGTGGAAAAAAATTTATTGGTGTCAAATAATTACAATAGTTTAACTAAAGAACAAAAATTAATATTTCTAGCTGGTGTATTTGAAGGCGAAGGATCATTTGGTTTTTGGGGAAAAGAAGGTAAATCAAATAGATACCTTAGAGTACAGATAAGAATGTGCGATGAGGACATTGTTTTAAGATTTATAGATTATTTTAAGCTAGGTTGTATAACTACTAACTTACCAAAGAACACTAAACACAGTAAATCTTGGAAATGGACAGTTTCAGGAGATAAAGCTATAGAGGTGATGTTGCAATTAGCTCCATATCTTGGTATAAGGAGACAGGAGAAATTTATAGAATGTTGCCCGTATTACAAGCAGTTGCCCCACTTGCAAAAATCTTATTCAACACCGTTGATAAAACCATTGCAGACAAAGACATCGAAGC